ATGTTGGATTATTAGATAAAATTATTAGTTATTGTGAGAGATATAATTATACTTACAAATTTGAAGAAAATAAATTCTATGGACTTCCTTTTGAAATCAATGAAGAGATTTCATTTGAGGGTGTCAAAGATTATATGTCTTCTATTTGTAAGTATTCTCCTCGAAAGTATCAAATTGAGGGAGTATATGATGCTTTAAGGCATAATAGAAAACTATTGATAAGCCCCACTGCATCTGGCAAATCACTGATGATTTATTCCCTTGTAAGATACTATGTGGATAAAGGGCAAAAAATTCTTCTAGTTGTTCCAACGACATCTCTTGTAGAACAGATGTACAAGGATTTCCAAGATTATGGTTGGGATGCTGAGTCATATTGTCACCGAATATATTCTGGAAGAGAAAGAACAAATGAATATCCAGTTACAATTACTACTTGGCAATCAATTTACAAACTGGAACGTTCTTTCTTTGAGGACTATGGTTGTATTATAGGTGATGAAGCACATTTATTCAAGTCTAGATCACTTATAAGCATCATGACGAAGTTGCATCATGCAAAGTATAGATTTGGGTTCACTGGTACTTTAGACGGCACACAGACGCATAAATGGGTGTTAGAGGGTGTCTTTGGTCCTTCATACAAGATTATTAGAACCGAAGAATTAATGAGACAAGGACATCTTTCTCAATTAGATATTCAGTGTTTAGTTCTCAAACATTCTCCTCAAAAGTTTGAAAAATATGAAGATGAGATACAATATATTATTTCACATGAACAAAGAAATAAATTCATCACCAATCTAACTTTAGATCTTAAAGGAAATACTCTTGTTCTTTTCAGTCGTGTTGAATCTCATGGTTTAGTACTTTATGAAAAGATAAATAATAACAAAGGTGAAGATCGTAAAGTATTTTTTGTTCATGGTGGAGTAGATGCTGAAGAAAGAGAATTAGTCAGAGAAATTACTGAAAGAGAAAATAATGCAATTATTGTTGCTTCTTATGGAACTTTTTCTACAGGAATCAATATTAAGAATCTCCATAATGTAATTTTTGCTTCACCTAGTAAGTCAAGAATCAGAAATCTTCAATCAATTGGAAGAGTTTTAAGAAAAGGAAAAAATAAAACAAAAGCAACTCTCTATGATATTGCTGATGATTGTACTTACAACTCAAAAAAGAATTATACTTTAAATCACTTTATTGAAAGAATTAAGATTTATAATGAAGAGAGTTTTAACTATGAAATAATTACAATACAACTTAAGAAAAATGATAGAAGATGACTTTTACGCAACAGTTAAATTAAAAACAGGTGAAGAAATATTTGCTAAAGTAGCAGCTTCTGAAGAAGAAGATAGAACAGTATTGATTATATCTAATCCAATTATAGTTTCTGAGATTAAATCTAAAACCGGTGCAGTTTCTGGTTATAAATTTGAACCATGGTTAAAAACTACATCAGAAGATATGTTTTTGATAAATTTAAACGATGTTATTACAATGTCTGAATCTGCAGACATTGAGATGATCATGTTATATCAAAATTATATTCGTAATCTTGGAAAAGATAATTCTTCTCATTCTAAACTTAATAGAAGAATGGGATATATTTCTAACGTTAAAGATGCTAAAGATCTCTTAGAGAAACTTTATAAGAAGTAGCTATACCCATCTCTTCAACCCTCACAAAGGTATTCTACTCAGTTTACGAAACTTGTCAAGCATTTAATTAAGTGGTAAAATGAATACATAATTGTGATAGAAATTTATGATTACCACGACAACTATGTCCAAAAGAAAAAGATCCGAACATTATGTTAATAATAAAGAGTTTCTTTCTGCTTTGATTAAGTATCGTGAAGATGTTGAAATTTCATATAAAAAAGAGTTTGGATTTCATCTCTCAGAGCAACCAAAAGAGGAAAGAGGGAAAACATGGAAAGGAAAACCACCTATTCCTCGTTACATTGGAGAGTGTTTTTTAAAGATTGCCAATCATCTTTCCTTCAAACCAAACTTCGTGAACTATATGTTTAAAGAAGATATGATCTCTGATGGCATTGAAAATTGCGTACAGTATATTCATAATTTTAATCCAGAAAAGTCTCAAAATCCCTTCGCATATTTTACTCAAATTATTCACTATGCTTTTCTACGTCGTATTCAAAGAGAGAAGAGGCAATTAGATATTAAGAATAAAATTATTGAGAGATCTGGGTTCTCAGAAGTTTTTGACGATAACAATACTATTGACGGATCGAATTATTCGGACTATAATTCGATCAAGGATAATGTTCATTCAAAACTTCGTTATTGATTAATGCGAGTCGCTATCATCACAGACACTCACTACGGATGTCGGAAAGGTTCTAAACTCTTTCAAGATTACTTCGAACTTTTCTATAAAAATATTTTCTTCCCAAAGTTAGAAGAAGAAGGCATCACTACAGTTCTTCATTTAGGTGATGCATTTGATAGTCGTAAATCAATTGATTATCAAAGCCTTGAATGGACAAAGAGAGTTGTATTAGATCCTCTTTCAAAATATGATGTTCATATGCTTGTGGGAAATCATGATGCATATTATAAGAACACGAATAATGTAAATTCACCTTCTCTCTTGCTAAAAAATTATTCAAATATTAAAACTTATAGCAATCCTGAAATTGTAAGCATTGGAGATTTAAAAGTTCTTTTTATTCCATGGATTTGTGCAGATAATGAAGAAAAGACTCATAAATTGATTAAAAATAGTAACTGTAAAGTTGCTATGGGGCATTTAGAATTGAATGGATTTCAAGCATATCGAGGACATACTATGGATGATGGTATGGACTCAGTTGTGTTTGATGGATACCAAAAAGTTTTTTCTGGACATTATCACACTCGTTCTGATAATGGAACAGTTTATTATCTTGGAAATCCTTATGAAATGTTCTGGAATGATGTGAATGATACTAGAGGATTTCATATTTTTGATACAGAAACTCTGGAGCATATTCCAGTCAATAATCCATATCGAATGTATCATGTAATTTATTATGAGGATACCGATCATCAAACATTTGATACAAGAGAATATGAAAATAAAATTGTTAAAGTAATTGTTCGCAAAAAATCTAACATTAAAAAGTTTGAGAAATTTATAGATAAACTTTATGCATCTAATGTTGCCGATTTAAAGATTGTTGAAAATTTTGTTCTTGATAATGTAGAAGATTTTGAAGCACATGAATCTGAAGATACTCTTTCTATTTTGAATAGATATATTGAAGAAGCAGAAGTAACTCTTGATAGATCTAAAATTCAAACGATGATTCGTGAAATCTATCAAGAAGCATGTGAGATGATCTAAAATGTTTATACTTACAATTTACGGAAAAGAAACAGAAGGTGCATTTTCTGTGATGGATGATGAAGGTGAAAAAGTTCTTTATATGTTTGATGAAGAGGATGATGCTGTCCGATATGCTATGATGCTAGAGGAAGAAGGATACCCAGAAATGCACGTAATAGAAGTAGATGATGATATAATGATAGAGGCTTGTGATATGCATGGTTATCAGTACACCATTATTACTAAAGATGATATTGTAATTCCTCCTGATATTGAGCATGATTTTATTTAAAAATATTTCTTGGAAGAATTTTCTTTCTACTGGAAATCAACCCACTAAAGTTGATTTTACTGAAAATGCGACAAACCTAATTATTGGAACAAATGGTGCAGGTAAAAGTACTATTTTGGATGCACTTACTTTTGCACTGTTTGGAAAACCATTTCGTAAAATCAATAAACCACAACTTATCAATTCTGTGAATGAAAAGGATTGTGTAGTTGAAGTTCAGTTTGATATTGGAACTACAAACTGGAAAGTGATTCGTGGAATTAAACCAGCAATCTTTGAGATTTGGAAAAATAATACTCTTTTAGATCAGGCATCTTCATCAAATGATCAACAAAAGTGGTTAGAACAAAATGTTCTGAAGATGAACTACAAGTCATTCACTCAAATTGTAATTTTGGGTAGTAGCACTTTTGTTCCTTTTATGCAACTTTCTGCTGCTCATCGTAGGGAAGTGATTGAAGATCTTTTGGATATTCGTAT